AGCAGGGTTCATACCTGCAGGAAGAGTTTTATTTATTGTGGCAGTACTTAAAATATTTATTCCATCTGCACAGAAAAGTTCACTGACCCAGTCTGGTCCTGCTTTCTGATGCACTACGTTTATAATATCTCCGCTAAATAAAAGGGGCGTGGATACATCTTCATATCCAGCATATAACTGTATGTTCAATCCCTCTTCTTCAATCTTGTTTCTGCTACTTTCATTGAGGTTGTATATCTTAATATTAGCCAGATTTGGATATCCCACAAGGCTCTTTTCTCCCTTGAAGTTAATTCGCAAGCCTGTAATTTCTAAGGCAGCAGCAGGAATATTAACTTGTATAAATCGTTTAAACATCTTTATTACTCACTTCAAGTTGGAATGAACTTAGGGCCAATCTAGTAGGGTCAGAGGCTGCTTGGCTGTAAAGATCAAATAAAATATCAGGATATTGTTTCAGGAGATATTCTTGTGTAATGATTTTGACTCCATATATTAGCACATTCCCATCAGCATCATGGATATCTAGTGTCCAGAATCCGTATTCATTCCAGATCTGTCTAAAATTATATAAGTTACCAAATATTGATATTATAAAACTCTCTTCTGGATTATTAGTCAGTGGCAAGTATGTCATGAGGCCCCACTCAATTGTTTAAGCCCACCAGATACAACAGGCACCATTTTATCAGATATATTAGAGTCATTGAACTGTTCTTCAGTGACCACTTCTGTCCCAACAAAAACTATCTCTTTCAATGTTGCTGTAAAAAATAATCCATTGGCTGTATCTTTGTCCTGGCTTTCTGTTAGGCTAATAATAACAACATTTAAATATTCTTTGAGTCCTTGCACAAGAGTAAAAGGAGTGCGATCAACCTGCAATTTCAGCAATGCTTCCCATGCTTCTCTAGCTTTGGAAGTGGCTTGAGAGAACACTGTTTTTACAGTCTCTGGTATATCAACTGATCTTGAACTTATATTGCTCACCACCCCTGATACAGTAAAGGTCATAGGGTCAACTATGATATGGTCATTCATATTAGCACCATATTCAACCGGATTCTCTGTGACTCTAGTGGTGGCTGTTGCCCCTTCTGAAATAACAATATCAAGTTCAACAGTGGATATATAATTGCCTTTATAGAAAATTAATTGAGCAATAGTCATATTAATACTCTGTTTGAGATTCTAGGTTTGTTTGAGCACCACTGTACTGCTCTGCAAGCACATCCCCAACTACCTGCCTGACCTTGTCTGTGTCTCCACCATTGATATTTATAGTAGTAGCATTTGTGCTATTATTTGTAGTGTTTCCACCAACAGCTTTCTGAGATTTATTTGATCTAACTACTTTAGGCTTAAATTCAGGAGCACCAATGGATCCAATCTTGTTCCATATGTCTTTGAAAAAGAATTGTATGTCATCCCAGGTCTGGCTTTCAAAGAGTCCTTCCCACCCTTCTTTTGCTATCCTTAATAGAGATATGAAATCAGTCAGCATTTGATTCAGTACAGGAAAGTCTTGGAGTAAATTTCCTATGGCTGAATCACCACCTTCAGCAAACTTGATAATATCCTCTAATATCAGCATAAGACCAGCAGCTGCAGCAGCCAACAGGATTGGCATAAGTAATGCAGAAGCATTCATAGCTAACAGAACGCCAGTGACTAGAACAAGGGTATTTTTTAATCCCCCAAGAGCTGTAACAAGACCCGTCACAATTCCAACAACCCTATTCACTCCTGTATATATGATCTTAAAAGTATATATAGCTTTATCAAGAAAACTTATTATGTTCTGTTTTATAATATCTTTATTTATTTTATACCAAGCCACAAATCTCTCTGTCATAGGGACCATAATTTTCATAAATTTGGTTCCAATTAATGTGGTGATACCTTTTATAATTCTATTCTGTTTTAACATAGCATCAGTAAAATCAGCAGCAGCTTTGGCAGCATCATCCCCAAATACAAACCCCAGCTCCCTTGCCTCTTCTCTCTGCTTTTTTATTGCATCACTACCATTTTTGATAGCAAGTAATAGATCACCACTAATACCTAATTTTTGAGCAAATTCTAATTTTTCTGCCTGTGTTCCCAGCTTAGATATAGAGTCAGAAACATCATTGAGCAAGACATCAGCTTCTTTAACCCTACCATTTGAATCTGTAACTGACATTCCCAGCATGCCAAAGACTTCTACACCAGCGCCTAACCCTCTTGATGCTTCTGATGCTATCCTGCCAAGACTTTCCAAGGAACTATTCATGGAGTTAATAGAGCCTCCATTCAGCTCAGCAACATATCCTAGCTCTTGCAAGGATTCTACTGGTATTCCTATTCTTTGAGCAAACTTGCCAAGCTCATCATTTGCCCCAGCTACTTTTTGGGTGAAAAGGAATATGGCTGTGCCTGCAGCAGCAGCTACAGCAACCACTCCAGTCAAGCCTTTAACTGCTGTCCCTAAAAACTTATCAAACTTCTCTAGCTTCTTATCATTAAAGTTAAAAGAAAGTTTTGTGATTAGATTTTCAATTACAGTATCAGCCATATTATCCCTTCTTATTCTGCAAATATATTTGTTCTTCTTTTAGATCTAAAACCTCACTAAGATAAAAAGCATCATGTAAACTATATATAGTTTGTAATTCATACAGGGTTGCCATCTTTCCATTTATTAATCTAGCAATAAAAGGATTAACATTTAGCTTTCTTGGGTCAGGCTGTCCACTCCTGTGGTGGGCAAACTTGACCCTTCTTATTCCCCCATGCTGAAATTAGCCTCCAGTATAAAACCCACCACCTGCCACATCTCCATGGGCTTACCAGCAAAATGCGTTGCAAAATCTACAACTTTTGGTATGTCTCCATCTTTGATAAATACTCCTTTTTTAAACAAAGACAGAATCAATTCGTTGACAGCCTCATCATCAAAATTTTCCATCAGCTGAGGAATAAGAGCAGCAATCTTTTCCTTTGCTGTTTCTTTTTCACCTACTAGAGCCAGGACTCCAGACCCCAGTATCTTGATAAGCTTAGTTTGGACTTTTAAGGCCCTTATCGCATCCATCTGTGTAACAAGATATTCAGTGGTGCCAATTGATTTGCTTTTCTGTTCCATAGTCATGATCCTTTCTTGGGGTAGCTATAGGTCGATGTTAAACTAACACTGGACTCATGAAATCACCTCTAAAAACCCAATCCATTGAATTTACATTCTGGCCTCTATTGACAGTGGGGTATTTTTGAATCCAGGCATTATTGATAACATAAGTTTCACCTGTCTCTTTATCCTCTATGATCATAGGATATACCCCAGACCCAGAAGCACGATCTATATTGTATGCTGCAGTTAACTCGACATTACTGCCAGAATTTTGAAGCAGCTTAACTGTAACTGTACAGCGGTTATCATTTGACTGAGACCGAACAACATCCCCTTTGGCTCCAGCCAAATCGTTGAATTGGTCTGTCTCCATATCAATGACCACTACATCATCTCCATCAGCATATCCCTCAAGCTGCAGGATTCCAAAGATGACATTTACATTGGAAAATGAAAAAGTTTTAAATTCTGACATGATTAACTCCCCTTTGGCTTATTGTTTATATGTAAACAGTACCACGTACAATGATGGTAGTTACTGCTCCAGCTAATTCCGCTGTGAACGTACCATCAGGCAGCTTCCTGTCATCCCTATCAGTTGAGGACACTTCTGACCTCTTTGGGAATGAGGTTGTGATGGTTCCTTCAACCAGTATCCCTTGCTTGACTCCATATTCATCCAATAGACTTCTCAGCCTATTATCTACAATCGAAATCCCAGCATTGGTGAATGGGATGATCTCTTTTTCAACCAGAAGGGACAGCAGCCCTTCTTCAGTCCTGGCCTGTAAGAAATCAATGTTGCGGATAATATCAATAAACTCACCTTCTTTGTCTGCATTCTTTCCACCACCCATGGTCCCAAAATAAGTGTAGCTGGCAGCCAGAACTGTAGAATATAAGTTACAATTAACATCCAGAGCAGCATTCTTCTGAGACTCCGTTAAAGATACTGCTGAAATATCAGACTCAGCTCCTTCAGCAGTCCCAGCCAGCTCCTTATAAGCCCAGTTTGTAGAGCCGAGAGATTTTGGAAGCTGCTGCCCCATCCAAGACATATCAGGATATAGGTTTGCATTATCATGATAGATAACAGCAGACCGTTTGTAATTCAGATTTTTAATGTAATATGCAAGAGTTGATGTGTCATTAAGGATCAGGGTATTGGCATCATTAGAAGCAATCAAGAACATTTTCCTTCTACTTTCAATGGCCTCAACCATAGCCTCTGCATCAGTTCCATCCCTAAATGCTTTGAGTGCTCCCATAGCATACCAATCATTTTCAATAGCTTCTATTGCTGTAATAGCAGCTTCAACTGTTTCTGCAATCTGGCCTTGAGAAAGATAAGAACCACCAGGGACTGTTGGACTTACTTCTGTATCACCATCTAGATACCCTGTACCACTTATATCTGTGACTGAGCCAGCAGCTACTGTACCAAGCACTGTTATTGTAGAGGCTGCGCCAGTTGTGGCCGAGTTAATATTAAATCGGCCATTCAGATAGTAACAATCACCATTGGCTCCCAAAGCTGTATCTATTACAGTGGCTACATCATCCAGGCTTGTGATAGATGAAAAATCTAATATCTTTAA